TTTCCACTCTGAACGATCTGCTGAATCTGCGCCCATGAAAGTTCATCTTTGTGGAACTGCTTTAAGATATTAATTGATTCCTTTAAGTCACTAACAACTTCTGCGACAGAACCGCTTGTATGTCCGGATTGTCCATCTTCGTAACTGATATCTTCTGCCGTCAGAGTCACGTTACCGGAAAGCGGTTTACCGTTGACCGTGGTAGTTTTCGGTGCCTTAGTATCAAGCTGATCCTTCACCAGCTTCTCAGAAGGGTAGTGGGTGTCGTCCGGTGTAGCCTGGAATGCAGACACAAGATTTGAAATGCGCTGTGCTTCTGAATCTTTTACTTTGCGGGTTTCGTTCCCTTTGGTTACTTTATTGATGTAATCGTATGTAGGCATCTTTATCCTCCTTAAAGAACAAGTCTATCATCAACGAATGATCCGTGATCCAGAACCAGCGTGTCATCTACAAACACGGAATTTGCATAGTCATACATATTTTCAAACTCTTCGACACGAGCAGTTTCCGCTTCCACTCTTGCGGCCTCGGCATCAACTCTGTTCTCTTCCGCTGATACTCTCCCAGATTCGTTGCTTACTCTGGCTGATTCGTTGCTCTGCCGTGTAGTTTCGTTATTAAGTCTTGTCTGCTCGTTAGCGCCCCTTGTTTGTTCATTACTGGAGCGAACGCTTTCTGCAGAACTTCGATTGCTCTCTGCTGTAACACGGGATGATTCAGCAGATACTCTGACATTTTCTGCGCTTACCCTGTTGGATTCAGCTACTGCTCTATCAGTTTCTGCGCTGATTCTTGAGCTTTCTGCAGATTCTCTTTCAGATTCGGCCTGTGCTCTATCTTCTTCTGCTGAGACTCTATCGGCTTCCTGCTGTATTCTCAGATTCTCATTAGACTGACGAGTGCTTTCCTGTCCCTGTCTTGTGGTTTCGGCAGAGACACGACTTTCTTCCGCAGCAACACGATCAGCTTCATCGGATATACGCTCAGACTCATTGATAGCCCTCTGCGTTTCCGCATCTGCTCTGTCGGCTTCTGCATTCGCCCTGTTTGTTTCGTCCACGGCTCTGGCTGATTCTGCAGAAACACGCAGCTGTTCAGCTGTAACTCTAAGAGCTTCGGCGGCTTCAATGGCAGATTCTTCAGAATTCATCGAGGCGATAGCTTCTTTGATTCCATCGTAGTTGAGATAGGTGTTGTCACTGAACTTAATCTGCAGACGGTTCTTGTTTATGCCGTCTGGGATGAAAATCATCTCTTCAATCCCTTTGCCTTTCAGATTGGCAAAAGTGAATGTCAGAGTTCTGTTGGCCGAAGCTCCTGCATCACTGATACCGACAGATGCAACTCCGTATTTATTGGCATTTGTGTTATCAACCTCAACACTTCGGATGACATTCAGGTCAAAATCTTCTGCATAGTCAGAAATCTCCTGTGCATAGGCGATCATCTGGTCAACAAGTGACGGAGTTGCTTCACCAGTACCAGGGCTTTCATCGATATCAACGCTGTCCATGATTGTTCCGCATGAACACCAAATAGTCGGGATTGTCTGTGTTCCATTCGTACCGGAGACACCGACAATCAGATTGGCACCGCTGTCAGTAAGGCATTCATGAGGTACAGTGAACTTGTTATTGATAACCAGTACGGACTTCTCGACCTCACCAGCTCTGACAACAACAGCCTTGCCGAAACCATCCCAAGCATCCGAGAATGTCAGTACAACTTCCGGATAGTTCGTCATCCCTGCGGTGAGGGTCTGTGTTTCTTTTAAAACAGCATCTGCTGCTTCGCAGTAAATTCTAATCATTTCATACTATCCCCCTCGTATCGCCGGCTTTGTTAATAGCTCTCTGGATTGCTCCGTAACCTCTTCCACCGGTAACGTCCATCTTGGCCGCTCCTTGCGCTATCATAGATCCTTCCGGCGTCGGAGCTCCACCAGACGGCATTACAGAACCAGATTGGGCATCAGGCATCGACATGCCGCCACCCATTGCCATCTGCTGCTGCTGTGCCTGCATGTTTTTGATCTCAGAAATGAGGCCAAGCCTGTTTGGAACATAATCATCAGGCAACCGTTCGAGGAACTGGACAACATCAATTTGCCCCTGCATAAGCAGATTCTCAAGAGTCTGAATCGAAGCAATCTCTGAGTAGTAAGTCGAAGCACCGACATCTACTCGAATCAGAACCAGATGCTGTTTCAGAATAGAAAAGTCGAATAAATCCGGTACTTCTTCCGGTATTTCTTGATCTGGATTTGCCTGCTGTGCCCATACGGCAGCATCTCTTTCTCTCTGCTTGATCGGCCTGTCTACATACCGAACACCATAATACTGCCCCATAAAATCGAGAAAGACTCTGGCAAGCTGATTATCAATGCTTGAATAGATGTTCTGCTTTGTAAGCTCAGATGGTGTCGCAGCAGCTCTCTGCAGAGCAATAATAGCCGATGTGTTGTCCGGTCTGGTATCACCAAGGGCGACCGACGTGGCACCAAGACTCTGTTCTGTCTGTTCAATCAGACTCTGAATGTACTGGAAGACCTGCGGTGAGATGTTCGCACCTTCAATAACCTTCATCGCATTGTCAACAGCACCGCTGACACCATACGCAGCACCGACCTGGTTCGTAATCTTCTTAATGCGGGTCTGATCATACACCTTCGATGGGAATGCCATGTTCATCATGGAGACCTGTGTCAATGCATGGGTCTTGTTGATGGCAATCTGGTTCGGAATCAGACCAGTGATCATTGCCTGTCCATGATAGCAGTCCTTGATATTGTCCCAGCACAGCCAGGAAATTGGATAATGGCTGATACCAAGGCTCTTCGGAGCTTCAATCTCCGCAGCTTCACAGGAGCAGTATGTCCAGATTTCGTCCGTCTCGTCATCCCGCCAGAACAGCTGAATCACAGTAACAAGATCATCGTTCCATTTTGCTTCATCTGTAGCCTGAGACTCGTCCGGTGTGGCGGAAATCCGTCTCCAACCAACAGCGCCATTGTTTCTTGCCTGTATTCTTGCATTTCGCTCCGGAATACGTCTGGAAATGATAATCCAAGGCTGTTCTTCGACCCTTACATCCGAAGGATTTCCAAAGAACACTCTCGTATTATCCACGATCTCGCACTTAATCTGGCCTTTTGCTGCCTGTCCTGTCTCTGCATCCGCATCCCAGTACACATAGATGCAGCCATCGCCATCAACAGCAGCATTTCTCGCATATTCTCTGATCAATGCAGGCACTTTATTCCGTTCGAAAATGGCTTCAAACTCATCATTTATGATTCGTGCCATGTCTTTGTAGCTTGATGTTCCGATTGTATTGGCAAGTGGAGCTACAGAAACCTTGATATTGTCAGAGACAATCGTTGCAATCGTAAACAGACAGACACGTTTCAGAATGTTGATCTGTGGTGTAGGCAGATTATTCGCAGGTACACCTTCCCACTGTTTGCCAATGAAGAAGTTCTCGTTCACTCGGACGGTATCTTCCAGATTTATCTGCTGGTTGAAGTCCCTGCCCTTCCGGTACATCTCCCATGCAATGCGATAATCTGGCAGATCATGACCTTTGAACAGGCCTGTCAGACGTTCGTCTTCTGTAAGGTCCTCTTCTTCACGAAGATCGTCCTCATCGTCATCAGACATAGGTCTTCTTCGCATTGAACGAGGCATCGGATTGTATGGCCCCAGAATAGAGGCAAGCGGATTAGTTCTAAGTTCGTCCATTATTCGTTACCATAAGGATTGTAGTTCGTGATATTGTCAATGTACTCGTCCATTACCTGTTTCTTTGCATTGCGGATATGCAGATCCACAGCTTCTTCCGGGTTCTGAAACTCATCAAAGTCGTTGGCTAGATCGCTTACCGCTTTACTTAGTCTTGCGAGGCTGCTTGTCAGCATCTCTTCCGTCTTTTCCAGTTTCCACCGAAGAATCAGCACAGATACCGCTATCGTTGCCATCGTCACTGATATCATTATCGTCCATATCGTCATCAGGCATCCCCCTTAAAGTAACCTCTATTCTTCGAGGTGTTTTATCTACAGGCTTCTCTACATAGCCGCCATTCTCCGGCTGTGCGAGAAGCATCTTTATTCCTGTTGCATTCTTAGATGTGGTTGCCATCCGGTTCAGAAACGACTCCCGTCTCCGCTTGGCATACCGCAGCCATCGCCAATACTCCGGTTTCAGAACCATCTCGTCATATTCCTCATCCTCGATGTCCAGATAGTTCTTCAGCCCAGCCAGATCGGGGAAGTCTCCCCTCTTCTCAACCGCATCGTGATACTTCAGCACCATGCTCTTGAGTTCATCCGGTGTATATGTAAATTCATACTCAGTAGCCAATGTATGCATCCGTAATCTCTCCACCCATCAGATAAGAACCGGGGTTATCTGTCTCCTCTTCCTCTTCAAAGAATGGATCTCTTACCCTCTTTACTTGCGGCACATCCGACACCATCTGTCTGCTGATTGCGAAATACCTTATGCCGTCAACAGCATGCGTGACATCATGAGGGTTCTTCGCACAGTCGTTCGGGTTGTTCTCGTCATGCTGTATCGCCTGTATGTCTTCAAGTGCCTGCCCTATCGTGTCGAAGAACATCATTGCAGGCAGTTCTTTCGGTGCTCTTGACTTGCCGCCAAGCTTCTTGATCACATACTCATCATGCAGAGGTATCGGCTCAAACAACGACTTCATGACCATGTGGCCTTGAATTCTGTTGTTATCTGCCTTGACAACCTCAACCCCATTCGACATGAAGATCTCAGCAGTGGTTCGACCCGTCTCTCTCTGCCTGTTCCACATATCCGGTGGAGCGTAGGTGCACATGAACTTTTCGTTCTTCAAGGTGTTCTGCACTACAAGCCTTGCTGCATCCTGTGGCACCAAGTTGTCCTGTTCAAACGATCTGAAGCACCATGCTCTGCCATCTGTGTCCACTGCCCACCAGAAACAGGCAAACATATCAAGACCATAGTCAAACGACCTGTACAGATTCCAGTGCGGTGGGATCTTGAATGACTTCTTTACATGCTTGTTCGGATCAAAGTTGTCGAAGTATTGACCGGACATGACATTCCAGTCACCATATCGAAGAGCATCAGAGTTTGACATCTTGGAAACATCTTCCAAGTAAGTGGCATCTTCCTTGAGCATCGCCAGATTGTCTTCAGCCTTGGCAAACACAAAGGCATAATCATCTGGATTCTCTGACTTCTCTGGATGCTCATAGTCCGTGCGGAACTTCCGGTCGATGAACAGCCTCTTTACCCAGAAGTGTCCAATGCCACCAGGGTTACAGGTAAGCAGCATCCTCTTCGGAAAGCCCATGCCCACATGCCCTCGCATACAGCCAGCCAAATGCCTAAACATTCTCTCAGTGAACTGAGTGGCCTCATCAATGATGATGATGTCGTACTCCTGTCCCTGATACTTGTTCTCTGACTCATTCCCTTCCCAGTTGCCAAATTGGATGGTAGAGCCATTGTCCATTGTCAGCTGATGCGTGGAACCGTTGTAGGATCTCTGATCCTGTGGCAGCAGCTTTAAGATAGGCTCTATCTGGTTCTGCCTTATGTCCTCATAGGTCGCTCTTACAAACAGCAGAGATATGCCTGCATACTTGTAGCACATCATGATGGCAAACACCCTTGCCAAGTGGCTCTTGCCACCGGCTTTGGCACCACCATAGCATGTAAACTTGTGTGTCTTGATTGCTGTCCATGCATCAATCTGCTTGGGGTTCAGCTCTCCAAGATCAAGTTTTACATTGTCACCTGTTGATGCCGCCTTCTTCGGCATTTAACCATCTCCTAAAATGCTACATACCATCCCATTCCATAGGACAATTTTTATTCTAAAAAAGACGGAGTCCCATCCGAAAATAAGTCCCCGTCACTTTTTCTGCTACGGGTATACCCTATCTGATTTATTCGTTCCACCCGTCTTGTATTTCCATTCGTACCCTGCTGCTGTCCTGCGCTTACCACGCAACACAGCCGAGATTGTTGATGGAGATACACTGAAAAGCTCAGCAGCTTTCTTGATTGAAGAAAACTCCATCAAACATTCGCCACCAGAATAAGCCAATACCGATTTAGCCCTGTTCTCATCGCAAAGATGCTGCCTGTTGCCATAGTTGATATTGTACTTCGAAGTGCACCACTCCAAGTTACTTACATGGTTATTGCTTTTGTCCTCATCCTTGTGGTTTACCTGCGGGTAACCGTGTGGATTCGGAATGAAAGCTTCAGCCACTAACCTATGCACATATAGCTTCTTTTTGCCTAATCGGACAGTCATATACCCATGTACACTGTCGGATTGCTTCTTTATGTTGCCAGTTGTTTTGTTCCTGATAATACCGAACTCATTAATCTCGTAATTCGGATACTGTTCTATTTCTTTGTACATTTCGTCCACCTTAACTGAACTAATATGGCAAGTGAGATGCGGTTAAGGCACATCAACGGTAGCTACCCGCTGTCCTTGCCATGGTTATCAATATAATGGCGATTTCCACGCCGCTGTTTGTCGCAACCTAATACGAATGTCGGCTCTGTATTCAGAACTCTCGCACAACAGCCTTGAGGTAGTAGATGAAAGGAGGATTGCCTTATGATGGTCGGCAATCATGACCATGAAAGAATAATCCCTGTCATTAACAAAATATCATGTTGTATTCTCTTTGTCAAGTGTAATAATACAAAATATCTTGTTTCTTGTGACAAAATCAAAAACCGAAGTCTGAAGTGCGTGTCGCATTTAAACAATATGACAAATAATATATAGTACTATATCTTTTTCCGCTACCCCTGGTGGCACCCTACCCCACCCCCTGCCTACCCCAGTACCATGCTGAACCCTGCACCGCTGAGCCGCTGCCTCCCTCCCTCCGACTTCTTAATAGCATATAGTATTATACCTCGTATTAGATATCTATTACGTATTACTTCTAAGTAGTTACCTCGTATATCTATAAGCTCTACTATCAGTTCTATTATAGTAATCTAATTAAATATTATTAGATATTCTAATTAGAAACAAGCTTCTTTCGAAGTGTATCTTTGCTCGAATCTTCTTAATCGTAGTGGTTAGAAGGGTTCGAGTTTTTTATTTTCTTCATAGAAGTGAATTTAATGAAAGGATGGTTAGATACCATGAATACATTCCAGTTTAAGTCCGAGGCGCAGGTCATCACTGCATGCAAAAAGTGGTGGGGCATGAGCAAGGCTCAGAGATGCCAAGCCATCTGCAAGCAGAATAACCTTGAGGATGCATCGCAGATCTGGGTTCGTGATCACCGTGGCAAATGCCAGCAAGAGCACACATTCATCACCGAATGGGATGGTGAATGGCTGATCTTCACCTACTGGGGTCAGGTCTTGATAGGAGACACTGCTTTGACATCTGATATGAGCATAGAGCAGATCAAGCAGAATCTTGCAAGACCTTACGAAGAGGACATGTCTGGAGACATGCAGGAAGACATGTCTGATCATGATTGGGAGTACATACCAGAGGACGATTAACACTCGTCCTCTCAGCTCTCAACTCAGTAACTTGTTCGTTTTTTATTTTCTTCCAATTTGTGAGATTAGCTCCGGT